GTCGGGTTAAACCCTTCGACCAGCGAGGTGAGGCTTGAAAGGTCGAGGTAACCTCCCACGGTCGGGTTAAACCCTTCGACCAGCGAGGTGAGGCTTGAAAGGTATAGGCTCCCGCCCACAGTCGGGTTAAACCCTTCGACCAGCGAGGTGAGGCTTCCAAGGTATAGGCTCCCGCCCACGGTCGGGTTAAACCCTTCGACCAGCGAGGTGAGGCTTCCAAGGTATAGGCTCCCGCCCACGGTCGGGTTAAACCCTTCGACCAGTGAGGTGAGGCTTGAAAGGTATAGGCTCCCGCCCACGGTCGGGTTAAACCCTTCGACCAGCGAGGTGAGGCTTCGAAGGTCGAGGCTCCCCTCAATTTTAGTTCTCCCGAAAAACTGATCTTCGGTGAGATTATACTTGTCGCAGAATTGTTTGACTGTCATAATTGATTGATTGAGTTGCGATCGCCGGAATCGAACCGGGCCCCCAGGTTATGAGCCTGGTGTGCGGCCATTACACTACCTCGCAAAGTGCCGGGGCTGGTGTAACCCCGGACTAACGATTGCTTGCATATAAAGAACTAAGAGTTGTATATATCGGCTTCGTCAAAGCCAATAGAATCCTTTCCGAACCAACGTGAGTCCTCAATGAGTTTGCGTTCTTTCCGGGTCATTATCCGGTCAAGAACAAGCGCAACGCAGATCATTGCTGCGGCGGCTGCTCCGAGAATTATCAGAACTGTTTTCATCGGGTACGTCGGTTTTTCAGGTTGATAATTTTCGCCTTTCTTATCTCCCGATCTCTCTCACGAAGGCTTGTTTTTGGCCATATATATACTATCCCAATAAGGACGAGTATATACCAGCAGTCAGTTAGGTATTGAGTCATTTCAATAAGATTTTACGTCGTTGATCCAGGAATGTTTTTTGCATGAGTTCTCCGGTGCTGATCTGAATAGTGAAGGAACCGGGAACAATCTTTCAAACTATTGCCTCGGAATCCTAACGCCTTTAAGCACATAGAACCCCTGACCACCCTCAATCACAAACCTTGTCTGCTCCTGCTTTTGCTTATTCTTTAAAATCTGCGAGATGGTCATTTGTTATTGATTGTTGTTCGTAGTATTCCTATTGCAATACGGGGCAATGGGTTATACTTTTGCCCTAATCTTCTCGATACTCTTTAGAGAGCCTGACCCAACAGCAAGTATTCTGTTTAAAACCACCCTATCCATTCCAAGGGAAATCGCGCAATCCACTTCCGTGTCAAATTTTTCTCGGTATGCCTTCAGGCGGGATAATTCCCGATGCGTGAGTTTCACGCTTTTGGGCGGCTTGATCTGAAGGGCTTGATTCTCGTTTGTCATTAATTGCTTGTGTTTGTTTTGTTAAATAAAGGTAAGGTTGCAAAATGCAAACTCCAAATAAAATGCAAACTTTTTTATTGTAAAATGCAAACTTTCGAAAATAGTCAACGAAATGGCAACAATATTGGATATTATCCAATAGAAGACATGGAGCGTTTGATAAAAGAGATACAAAAGCGCATTATGGCTCTCAAAATCGTCATCTATCATTTAACGCCCTATTTTGAACGAACGGGCGACCAGCCGACATTTTCACGCAAACGGGGGTAATTTCAGGGGGCTTCGGCCCCTTTTTGGTAAAACCCCTATTTCAAATTCCATCTTCACAGTGTAGCTTTGTAAAAACACCTTACCATGAAGCTTATTTTACTACTTATCTTGCCGGCTTTCACATTCGCCCAGCCGAAAAACGCTAAGACAATAATCGTTAAGCACGCAACATTCTTGCAGGTCTGCGGCGCCATCCTGGATAACGGTTACACGATCGACAAAAAAGATAACGATTTGCAAACCGTTAGAACCGAATACCGGGAATACGACAAACTTTGGAATATGACATATTGCATTAACGTGAGGGTGAAAGACTCCACGGCGTATATTACCGGCATGCTCGGCGGATCCCTTTCCGGTGAGCCAATTTTTAATCAAACTAAAAACGGGGAAACGGCTCCCAAAAGCTTATTCGGCTACGGGTTCCTGAAGATGAAAGCCTTCGCAGAGTCTCTTAAAGGCGAAATTTCTTACGAATAATTATAATCATGAAGCGAATTATATTATCGGCGGTTATCTGCATCATCCTTTTGTCCTGCTCTAAAAAGAGCGGCATGAAGTGCTGGCGTTGCACGCTCAATCTTCCGCCTCAACAAACTGGATGCCCGGCCACAAAAGACGTATGTAGCCCCGACGGGAAGATACCTAAAGGCACTTTCTTAGATTGTTATGGTAACGATGTCGGAGGGGTCTGCACGGAAAAATAAACCCCCGGCCAGGAATGGCCAGGGGGAAATCTACAACCATGAAGGAAACTTAATGATTTATGAGCGATACTGCAAGCGTCTTACAGATCGATCCGTACCCGAGTAAAATAAAGTTGGCCCCCAGGTAATCCACCTCCTTATTGAGCTTCTTTTTTATCGGCGTATAAGACGTTTTGTCTTTTAATTCGCTCCAATCCATATCGGTAATATAGTCGGAGCCTATCGCTATCATGTGGTGATAAAGGTTAGAACCCGCATCATTGGCCTCTGTTATCCACTTGTGGGGGTCATTGATGATGTAGCATCCAATCAATGTCATTACCACCGGAATATTGTCTTTCGTCGTCACCGTGAACGGTCTGGTCTCAATGGTCTCCGGCTTGACCAAACACTTGTGAGATTCGTTAATCGGATACGGCCACTTGAAATTTATTCCTGTTTTCATCGTGCGGCCATAGTCACCCCATTTAAGAATAACGCCACCCTCATATTTCCTCAATAATACAATCGGGGAAATATAATCATTCCACTTGGTTTGTATCCACTCCAGCGATTGTATGAGAAAATTTGAGTCCATTATTTTTTCACCGGCTCCCAATAAACTTTTACGCGCCCATTATTAATATAGGTTCCCCGTTTGATCTTACCATCTTTCAGCAATTTGGCCACAATTTCCCCGGCTCTTGCCCTTTTCACCCCGAACTGCTTTTCAATGTCCGACATAACAAAAGAGTTTTCGGGTCGATCCCTTTTCACGCCTACCGCCTGCTCCAGCCAGGCGGCTAAATTCTGTTTGCTCATGCTATTGAGTATTTTTACTGATTTGGGTGAGTGTTTTGTTTTCATTTGGGTGAACTTGATAAAATGAACCTCCTTTGCTTTATACCAATCTTCGACTTCCTCTTCCTCCCAACGGCTCCGCAGTTTTCGCACCGGAATTGCTCATAGGCGTTAACGGTGGTATAATACATCCCTCCGAGTTCTGTCAGATTACCAGATCCGCATGATGGACACCGAAACCCGTTTTCGTCCAGTATGAATAATCCTACGTTCGGATGGGGTTTTATCCACGGCCTAAGCCTTAGATACGTCTCTTCCAGAATCCTTACGTCCTGAATATTGTAGTTCTCCATTCTTTGTAAGGCCTTCACGTCTCCCTCGTAACACTTATTCCACATCTCCTTCTCCGTCTTCTGCTTTCTCGGAAGGTTTAGAATGTGGTTTACGAAATCTAGCTTGTTATGAGAAAAGGCAAACCGCTTCCTGATCGTCTTTAAAGTGTCGATCGAGTCATATGGAGCAGGCGGGTTTAGTCCGTTAATAATAAACCTACTGTTCAGCCTGGGAATATCGAACTTGTCGCCATTGTGGGCTATGACCACATCGGCCTCATCGAGCAGCGACCAAACCGATTTCATGATTCTCTTGTCATCCTGCTTTAACGCTTCTTTCGACGTTAATCGTGCGCTGTACACCTTCTTATCAAAGAGCCATTTTGCCGCCCAGGTGAAACAAAACCATTCATTAAGTATCTGGCTTTGTGAAATATTCTGATTCCACACATCCCATACATAGCTTCTTAGCGGGGCTGTTTCTATGTCAAGGACGAGGATTTTTCCAGCTACAATTCTTTCAATCTCGCCGGCTATTTTTCCTTTAATCATGTCAATATCTTAATACGCCGATAATTGAGGATTGGGGGCGCGTTTTCCTGCACACCTCGTATCCTTCCCTAGACCCCGTATCGTTCGTGTTTCCCTCTATTGTGTGTAGAGTATTACCCTCTACCGATTCAATGATTCCGGTATGACCGAGTCCTTTTCCGTGATCCATGATGAATATATCCCCTCTCTGAAAGCCCTGAACGTGGCCGACCTGCGACCTTCTTCTATTCCAGTGATCCAGCACGCCCCCGGTCCTGAATAGCGGATTCGGCACGCCCATTTGGTGAGCCGCCTGATCGAAACACCAGTGAACAAAAGCCATACACCAGGGGGCGGGAAAGTTAATCCCCACGGATGCGAGATACGTTTTCACCGGTTCACCCCAATTTGATCCATGGGGGACTTCTTGTTTTCCAAGCTGGGAAATAGCTATTTCGATTGCCTTTTCACTTAAATCACTCATAAGAATTGAAAGATTACTGATAAAATGGCGAGAGAATATTTCGCGTACTTCAAAAAGGGATATTTCCTTTGCAGTTTGTCAAGCTGGCTCGTATCTCCCACGTAGTCCCACTTCTGACCCATGGTGAGGGCGAATAGAATGTCAAACAGGGTCCATCCGAGGAATACCCACATCGGTAAGGACTCAAGCCCGCCGATGATCGTCAGAACCGTGGCAACCCCGGCTGCATACCATGCCTCTTTGTTATGGTCAACCTTTTCTCCTTTCTCCCATTTGTTATAATCAACAACGAGCTTCGCCACAATAGCGGCAACGAATACGATTACTGCAAGGATCATTTTTCATAGTATTGAATGATGAAATAAGCGATTGTTGCAGCAAGGCATATCCCCGCGAATACAAGATGTCCTACGCTCCATGTCTTTTTGTTACTGTACTGCGGGCCTCTTTGAAGGTCCTGTTGAACGCTTCCACTATTGCGGGCTTTGATCGCAAGGATCATAAACCACACAAACCCTAGTCCCGTTAATACGGGTACTAATCCCGAACCGTTAAAAATGTTTATCATGATTTTTTATTTAAACTTATTTTACCCAAAACGATTCCCAAAATGCCCGCAGCCACCAGCCACCACCAGGGAAGTATATTGACCTTATGCTCGACCGTTTTCGTCCTCGTTTCGACTCTCACGGAATCCTTTGTCTTCATTCTGATTACCGAGTCAAGGGTGTGCCTTAAAACCGAGTTTTCGGCCTGTGTTCGGGCCAGCTTAAGCGATACCGACTTAACCTCGCCTTCTATCGACTTCACAGATCCATCCGGCCTGTAAATTATCTTTACCGAACCCGTATCACGGAATTGTATGTTTTGCTCACTTAGCACCTGAATCAGGCTGTTATATGCGGCGGAATCCCTGATCCTTAAAAGATGCAGGCTGTCCCTCTCTCTGATCGCTGCGGAGTCCGCCTGAACCCTGTCAACATACCTTACGGACTTGCAGGAGACAAGCATCAGAATTTCACATATTATTACTAGCGCCCACGCTATTGCTACCGTTTTCATTTGTTTTTATTTTATCTGCGGCCTCTGAAACCGGGTTTTTCTCGATACCGAACTTTAGAAGAGTCAGCACCGGCTTATATAGATATTTTGAAAGCATACTTCTCTGATCGATCGCGTACAGGTTTTCAAGTATTGATGTAGCCTCGACGTAGATAATGAACATCATCAGGAACCCGGAAAACCCTCTAAGCATATTAGCATATTCGGGGATCCTCTTTGAGCCAAACCATAGGGCGACAACTGGAATAGAATACTGCATGAGCTTGGTGATCGTCTTTCGAAATCCCTCGCTAGTTCGCTCTTTCTTTTGAAATTTGGCCTTGGTGACCCCTGTTACCAGGTCTAAGAATACCATTGCCCCGACTACGGATAACAGGTCTAGGGACGGCTTTGCTATGAAGTCCAGCCCCAATAATATTCCCGCCCACGCTATAGTAGCTCCTTTGATGTGAAACATTTCATTAATTTTTATACTTGTCCAAAACGTTATTTTTTACCCGGGTTTGGCCGGGTTTACTGAATACCGAATTTTATAGGCGGCTGCCCCGTCTGCTCCGCCCCAAGGTCTGCGCCCGGCTGATTGAATCCGGGAATATAGGCGGCCTTGCCTTGTCCCGGTGAACCAGGCGCGAGATAATATCCCGCCACGTTTAATGTGAGCGTAATCGCATTTAGATACTTCGGGGTGCCGGTAATCCTGTTAATGATCGTGAATGTCCCGTTAGTAGAGTTCGGGCTTAGCAGATCGTTATTAGATGTGCAATTCTGCCCGCCTCCCTGCCACATGGCAATGGGAAGCCCACCCTTTCCCGTATATGCGCTTGTCCAGATATTGTTCATGCTGACGACGTTGGTAAGCGGGCCGCCGTTATCTACTATTCCCCCATCAAGCCCGCGCGGATTATTGAATCCACTCTGCGTGGGTTGCAGCACAGTATTATGAAACAGATAAGTACGGCCACCGCGTACAGTAGCATCCTGGGAGCCGCACTTATTAAACGGGCCGCGATCTTCACTGTCAAGAGTGCCGTTTGAAACGCCGTGTAACCTTTGACCGACATTGGATATGTTATTGAAGATGTATAAGGGGCCAATTGCGCACGTAGCCGAGGCAATGCCCGTGAATGTGTTATTGACGAAGTTGTTATAAACCCTGACGTTCATTCCCCCGCCTTCCACCTCTATGGCATCATCCCAAATACCGTCAACCAGGTTCCCATAGATGTCCGAATCGGGGCCGGGGAAGCCTTGAGTGGTGAAATTGTCCGCCCCGCCGATACCGTCCATAAACCGCCTGTTAGGATCGTCGGATTTAACCGTATTGTACCGTATCACGTTATTACCACCCGGCACTTCGAAGTTGATACCGTTGGGGCCTAGCGCATGCGTGCTTCCTGCATCCCAGCCCGAACCGGGGTCACGGCTATCATGAATCTTGTTTCGCTGTACGATGATCTGTTTTACGTTAGAGGCATTATAAGAAAGCCCCTTTATTCTCACCGCCGCCTGATTGTTTGAACCCATCCCCACATAACCCCATCCGGAAATATCGCATCCTTCAATAACCACGTGATGAGCGTTGGGGCCGATGACAATAGCGTCCTCGCCTGCTCCCGTTAGTGTCATACCTCTTATGATGACATACGGCGCGTTAATATAGATATTGTTCGTACCGCCGTTTATCGAACCCGTGAAAACTTTATATCCGGATGCCGTACCTCCGCTTGAAATAGTCGTCGGGCTTGTCAGGTTGGTTATAGAAGCCACAGGGAATGTTTCGGACCAGGTACTTACTTTCAGGTAATTACTGTCCTTGCCGGCTGACAAAAGAACCTCGTAAGTAGAACCGGGAGACAGATATACAAGCGAACCCCTGTATTCCGGAGAGCGTCCCCCTATCGTCCGAGTGTCATAATATAGGGGCAACCCGTCCTTCCACGTTTGCGAGCCGGAAAGCCTGTATAATACATTACACGCTACCGAGCTTCCGCCTACACCACTCCAGTAAAGGCTGATGCTGTTAAATGTAGATACTGCGCTCACCTTACCCGAGGAAGGCGTTGAGGGGGGCGTGACCGGAGGGGTAACGGGCGGAATTGTGGGGATTGTGTCCTTGACATAGATCGTATCATGAACGGTAATAAACCTTGTGACCGTATCACGGATAATAACTCTGCTTGTATCAATTGGTTTGACCCTCTTAATGATCACTACCGCCGAATCCCTCAAGGGGTCAATTGTCTGCGCACTGGCGACGCTAGAGATCAGCAATAAAAAAAGTAGCTTTCTCATTTCTTTTTCCTCCTTATTAATGCTTCCTGCGTGACCGCTTCGAGCGTTCCCTTAACCAGGTTGTAATCTTTGGCTATCAGTTTATCCTCCAAAAATTGCAATACCTTATTCATGTCCTTCACGGTTAATATCACCGTGGAATCCGTTAGCGTGGTGTCCTTCTGCGCACTGGCGGAAAGACTACCAAGAATCAAAAGCGAAAAGAGTAGTTTTTTCATATTAATTGTTTGCTATTATTATCCAGTTAGAACCATTACTCATAACGGTCACATACTTATATTGAGCCGAAAGGCTGTAAGTTGTCGAGCCGTCGATTGTCTGTGAGCTTGTAGTCGCCACGGTAGCCGAGCCGCTTGCCGTGAGTTTTATCGTGTACATCCTGCCCGCGATACTAGCCGCAGTAGGCAGCGTGATCGTCTTGCCCGTGGCTGTGACTTCTACGCCGTAATCGGTAGCTGTAAGCGTGTAATCAGCCGACTTTGAAGCATATTTTATTCCGATGGAACCATCAACGGTAAGCGTGGATGTCGGAGCGGCTGCGGAAGTGGATATGTTCACACTTGCTCCCGAAGCCCCGTAAAGCTGAACGCCGCCTGACGCAGCCCCAATCTTATTAGCCCCGGAAGTCTGGATTTTGTCATACCCTATCTCCATATAAGCCGTATGGTTGTTAGCAGACACCCTAACCCCCTTTAAGTCCGTTCCGTCGTCAGGCTGATCGACCACAAGCCCGTAACCAGATGTTGTAGTAGGGCCTGATCCAATCCTTACGAGTCCGTTGTTCAGTATATCGAGGGCTTGCGTAGGCGTATTACCTACCTTGGCAATGATATTAGCGTTGGTGGAAGTATTCCCCGACCCTGCATTATTACCCTGCAAGGTTAGCGTACCATTTGACGAAGCTGATCCGTTAACAATAGGGGTTGTTATATTGGTCGTAAACGTAGGTGTGGTAGCGAAGGCCAAAGCCCCTGACCCCGTTTCATCAGTAACGGCTGCGGCGAGGTTTGCGCTGCTGGGAGTCGCCCACCATGTTGACATACCGCTTCCGACCGCATATTCACCCAATACGCCTGAATTATCATATAAAACACGGCCATTTGTCCCGGACGTTATTGCGGACGTTCCCACGGTAAGCCCGCCGCCGACCGAACCCGTGTAGTCAACTATCGCTCCCGTGGCCGTGTTCCTTGCTAAAAGATTGTAACCCGTGAGAGAGGATGACGACTTGGAAAACGTGGAGTAAAGTGAATCCTTTTTGACCCCGAATTTCTTATCCGAGCCTATCTGATAGCCAAATATGTAAGCGGAACTATCCCCCGAATTGATCGCTACGCCTGAATTGTCGCTTATAAAGTTGTCAACGCTACCAGCAATTCCATATGCACCTGTGCCAATTTCGGAAAGCCTGCCATATTTTATTTTGCCGGATGCTTGCGCCGTTTCTACATTGAAATAAGCCAGCGCACTCATGGTAAGCCCGTATGAGTATTCTGTCCCAGTCAGTGTTCGATTGTCCGTTAGGACACCGTCAGAATTGTAGATATTTGTTGTCGTGATAGATGATGGGGCAATTGCGCCTAAAGTGCCGTCACTTCTTTTTGTATAGATACTGTCGGTATTTGATCCCAATCTAGAAAAAAGATAAACGGAGTCGGTGCCTATTTTAGCGGTTCCCTTTACGTGAAGGTTTGCGCCAACCTGGTTTGTTCCTAACCCTATGCCCACCCTCTTTGACCCATAAAGCCCCATATATGTAACTCCGGTATTCGCGATGGCCAAGGACGATGTGCCGCCGAACTCGAAAGCGTAAAACTTAAAACCATACGAATCATGAGAGTCATCGAAAAAAAGGTGATTAGTATTTTGTGCCGAATCAACGTCGTGACCTATTGTACCCGAAAAATGTCCTTTTTTATACCATGAAAATCCGTTGTACGTCCTACCGGCCGTATCGCTCCTAAAGTTTATAGCCCCGCCATAAGGCCCTTTTAATTCGATGAACGCAGCCCCTCCGGCAATTGAGCTATCTGCACCTAGCCATAATTTTGTCGTTCGTGAAGTCAAAAAAAGCGAATCGCCGTTCGTGTTGATGTATCTATTGCTGGTAAACGTCGAAGCGTTCGGCGTGGAACTTCCTAGTTGTATAACCCCCGACGAATTGGTTGCTCCATTATTTGCAGATGTAGTAAACCCGGTATAAGTAGTATCAACCATCTTATGCCAAACGCCGTCCCAATAGACCCAAAATCCCTTATTGCCTCCTACTGTGTCCACAAAGACAGCCCCCGCAGCGACCCACCCTCCCGTACTTAAAGCCGGATTCGTGCCGGCAGGAATGGTAAGCGTGCCACTCACGGCCACCCTGTCTCTGTACCAATATCCCCCTCCTAAACCAGAGTAATTAGGTATCTGCCCCTTCGCCACAGAGCTAATAAGCAATAACAAAAAAACGATCTTCCTCATATCAAACTTTTATAGATTAGCGTTAACTTTTCAACCCCGTCAAATGGATTACTGGAATCAAAATACAGCCGTCCGAAAATGGATGAATACTTGTACTCTGTCCCGGTCGGCGTTGTCGATACCCTGAAATGCACCTTACTTTCTCTGAACACGGCAATCACATCCCGGAAAACAAGTCCCGGAATACTTACCGTCGTCGTCCCCGCCTTCGGCACATATAATGATGTTATTAGCTTACCGTTTGCCATAAGACAAAAACTCTTTCTGCTCCATCAAATGGACTAGACGCCCAAATTCGTATCGTCGTCCCATCATAAGAATATTCGCCATCTCCCGGCGTTGCAGATGTGTAAACAAGTGGCCGGCCAGCCTCCCGAATGACCACCAGTACCGTTTTCCCTGCAAAACTCTTTCCAAGGTGGCCCGCCCCCGAAAACGATGTCGCCGCCGCCGACGGCTGCCACCAATCGGAATCCGAATTGTAGCAGACGATTTCTGACGGGCTTTCCTCCTCGCTGACGGTCAATTCCCCGGTTCCCTGGAACTCAATATCGAAACTGTCTATATCTCCGACCGTGTTTGATAGCTCACAGGACTCTACTATGAATAACCCGCTCAAATACCTCGATACACCCCCGTCATCCGTCCAGGACAGTTTTATATCCAGCTCGCTTCTCCTAATACCTTCCTGTAAAAAGTAGAAAGGTGAAACGGATCCGACTGACGTAAGTGTCATCGCCCCGGAAACGCTTAACGAACCGTCTGAAATCCTTGCCCGTTTTTTTCTGAATAATCCGGCATTGACATCGGTTTTCGCTATGATCTCATTTTTAAACGTATAGGCAAATGACTCAAAGCATCCTACCGGAAGATAGACATCGTCCACCTTCACGCTTATTACCCCATTATCGCCTTGTACTACGTTCATGTGTAATATTTAAAGTCCGTTTCCGGTACTGGCCTTGCAACCGTTTCGTCAAATACCTCGGCCAGGAAAATGTCCGTTTCACACAAGAAAAGATCAACACCCAAATGAAGGGCGGCGAAAATCTTGTTGTTAGTCGAGCTTCCTACGTCAGTTAATATAAATCGGTTTATTAAATCGGGTATGTCGCCAAGCCTGTCAGCCGTACCCTCAAATGTTCTCATCGTTCGGTTGTTCTGCCACCAAATGTCTTGAGCCTGGTGAATGGCAAACGGTTTTATCTGTTCGTCATCGGTATATCCGTCCGGGTATCGTCTTGCGTCGTAAAATCCTTCAGTCAGGCCATAAACAGGACTATCTCCAATGCGAACTATCTTCAATAGTGCGCCTTTCATTAAACGTCTCGGAAAGTCGCTAATCTTCACACTGTCATCTATGACCTCCTTGTATTTGTCCGGGTCGGACTGGGTTACTTTAGTGTACTGGCCTTTATACACCTCATAGGAGCCATTAATTAGCGGATAGATGGTCAGATTCAGATTAGAGTAATACAAGTCCTTGCCATCCGAATCAAATGACGAGCTAAGGAATATGTATAGCGTGCCATCTTCAGGCACGGGAGCTATATTGTAACTTATTCCCTGAAAATCATTTTTCTGATCGTCGTCGGTGTAGGTAAATGTGACCGTGCCAAAAAATAGGTTGGCGACCGCGCTAACCCATGCGGGCAGATAAGAATTTAAGTAATATGTAGCCCCGCTTTCTCCCAGAAAAACGAACCCCGCTACTACATGATCGTTTCCGGCAGGAGGAGACGAATATTTGAAATCAACCGACGCGTCAGCCTTATCCCCCTTAGATAGGTAGATCGGATTACTACGAATGTAAGAGTACGGGTTTGATGTACCATAATCATTGGTCACCACCACGAAACGCTTTTTCTCGTACCCGTTCTGAAAATATCGCTTAATATATGTGGCGTTACTCGCAGGAGAAGGATTTTCAGGGTCATTAGACGAGTATCGCCCTAATGTCCAGTTATCGAGGGCGTATTTTTTCACATTAAATACATCCCCGTCTATTGTCTCATCAGGAAGGTCGGCAATAAAATCGCCCTTATCAAATTCAATGTTATCCGGGATTGATTTGGGGTAATCAAAGTCTCCCGTTAGTTTGACAAATTTTACCGGCCTAACCGCGCTCAACCTAGTGTCATCATTCATCCAGCTAAGGAGCTTATCAGATCCTATCTCGGTAAAGGGATTATATGAGATAATATCCAGGAATGTGCCGTCATACTGTTGCGATGTCATCGTGAAAGCACCATTCTCAATTTCATCGACTCTTATGATATAAACCTCGTCTGCAACAGCCACGATTCTAGCGTGATACTTCCATATTGATTGCAGGACTTCCCTGCAATTAAGGAATCCGTCATTATTCTCAAATGTCCTTGCCTCAAGGAATGTGCTATTGGCAAAACTCGCCATGGAAGGATCATTATCTGTAAACGTGGCCGAAACAGTTTCAGCGAGCCGCGTGCCGGTACAGGTAACCGTAGTAAGCCCCCCGGACGTACTCACGCTCTTTATAGTCACCGATCCATTATTATTAGCTGTTCCCGAAATCGTTACCGATTGACCAGGGTAGAAAAACTTAGTCTCCGAAACATTGAAAGATTGCAATACGGCGTTAAATGTAGCACCCGTTACAAGCGATGTCAGGTTTATAGACGGCCTGGTTTTCTCGCGAAGGTTGGCGGCAATGAAAATATCGCGATGAATACCCGATTTATTTAAGCACCATGCCGTATAGTCGAATATGCTGTTAACGCCCGTGGGAGGGTTACCGTCGAAATCGGTAAGCTCCTCGGAATCCAAAAATCCAAGTCCGTCATTTGCGGTAAGAACAAGCTCATTCGGGTCCGGTAGAAAATCCTGCTCAATATCGCTAGTTATCAGCCACCCCTGAAATATAAGGTTTCCACCATAGTATATTTCGACAAACCAGCGACGGTCTCCACCATCTACAAAGGTATCCAGGCTTACCGTATCAGACGTTAGCACTCTTATTTCTGCCGATTTAGAGTTAATGACCTCAAACTTATTTTCGGAGTTGTTTACAAAACGCATTTTCAAAGGATCCCCGGCTAGCTCAAGGTCAATGGTCGTCTCAACTGCTCCTTCTCCGCTTTCAGTGTCATAGATATAGATGTCAACCTGTTGCTGGTTGTCGTCATTATTAATGTCCGACTCGGCATTTAAGAATGATCCCTTATACAGCGTTTTATAAGCCACGTCCTAACCTCCTGTTTTGCCTGGTAGTTCTGTCGTTAGAAAGTAGAATATCATTACCCCTGATCCTTGCCATAAGCAATTGCGGCGCGCCGGTTCCAATGAGTCCCTTTAGCTTATCCAGCGGCGCTATTACCTCCGGGTTAGACCTGGACGTACCAATACCCTCACCTACGAGTGCAAGCGTAGGGCCGGTAGCAAGTCCACCCTCGGCCAGTCCGGGGACCCCTTTGCCTAGCTTTGACTTGATTACTGCGCCCAGCCCCACAAGGGCCAGCCCCGCGGCGATCGCGAGTGTAGGGTTAAACTTGCTAAGTGCGAGCTTAGCGAGCTTAGCCGCTACCCCGAATTGTATCAACTGCTTTCCAATCTCCTGAATACCTGAACCTATTATCTCTCCGAAGTTTGCAAACACCTTAGAAAGATCACCGCCTGATAGCGCCTGCCCGATAAGCTCACCGATATTTGAAAGCCCTTGTATTGCCGTATCTTTAATTACCCTATTTATCTCCTCGATGGCATCTTTGAGAGCTTGCTGTTCCGTAGTGAGATCAACCCTCGTATTCGCTTTGATCAGTATCGGATTCGTCTGCGTAAGCCTGGACACCTCGGTTTGTATATCCTGTGAAATCCTCTGAAATTTCGGCCCGAAATCGGTTGCCAGTGGATCGAGTTGAATATCGGCGAATATCTTCTTAGCGTTCTGCGCTCCGCGTAAAAACTCGTCTGAAATCGGCTTTAAGTCACGCAAAAGAATCTGTTCGTCGATTGCTAATATCTTTAGTATAGCGTCGAGTTCGTCAAAATCCTTCTTAGCCTTCTTTGTACCTACCTTATTGAGTTTGATCCCCAAATCCTCAAACGAAGTGGTAATGTCCAGTAATGGGGATAGCTGTTTTTTGAGTTGCTCGGTGAGTTGCTTTTCCTTTTCGCCCAGGTCGAAAGCCTTGTCCGCCGTGATCTTGTATTCAGTCTGCGCATCCTTCTGCGCTAAAATTCCATCCCTTACGGGCTTATTGAACTGCGTGACAGCCTGGCCAGCTTGCTGATATTTGGTTTTCTGGTCCTCGACGGTTTTGCCCTGGTTCTTTAAGTCCTCATCCCGCTTTTTCTGCTCAATCCGTAAATTGACAATCTCCGCAGCCGTCTTTTTAACCGCCTCGGAAATCTGATCCTGCAATCCCTTTACAGCCGCCTGCCTGATTAAAGACTGTATAATGACATCGTAAGCCTTGCCTACGTTTTCGAGCGTTACCTTTTCTTCTCCAAGATTCTTCAGATAGGGCTGGTATTCCTGGTTGATAGCCTGTAAAGCCAGTTTCTTATTCTCCAGGCTCGCGTTTACATTCTGAACAATACCGACCAGCGATGTCAGTTTAGCCGCATTGTCTGACACGTTCTTTCCCAGCGCATCAATAGCGTCCTGGGCTTCTTTAGCTCTTTTGGACGAGCCGAAAAGTTTATCCCCAAATACGATAAGCGCTGATGATACGAAAGATATTCCAAGCGAAAGCCCACCGGCTCCTAGCAGAGACGCTCCCAGGGCCTTAAACGCCGATCCCGTACTTCCCGCAGACGTACGCAGCCTGGAAAACCCCTCCACAAGAGGGTTTAAGTTGTTAGCGATACCCAAAAAGCCGAATGGCGCATCCTGAACAACGCGACCAAGATTGATGAGAGATTGAGTAGCCCCGTTAGAAGTTTCGGGAAGTTTCTTTAGTGACGCATTGACCTTGTCGATAGCGGCAGGCACATTAGCAAGGGGCTGTGATAGACCGTCCGCCGCCCGCTTTCCCGACTTCTCCGCAGACTTCGCGAAATCATCTATCGCTTTTTCCGCGTCCGACAGGTCGGCATCTATTCTAAGTTTAAGTCCTTCCAAGTTTTTCCCTCGCTGTTTTCTTAGCCTCTATTTCGGCCAGTTTTCGGAGAGTTTCCTTCGCCCTTGAAATATCTACACTCTTTTTCTCCGAAGGCCATAGTTTAGTGAACCGCTGCGCTACCTTGTGATTGCTTCCCGAGGCGACTATCAGTGATGTCGCAAAGCGTAACAGGTCGTGATAGAATTTGCCCTGCTCGTAGTGTCCCTTAATCGCCAGATTCACCTCCCTGAATGTCACCCGGTGAAAATCCCATGGCTTGTAACCCAATTGACCTAATAAAACGCTATCTAGCTCGTCGAAGTCAAGCTCCCGTTTGTTTTTTTTTGCGCCTCGTCGATCAGCTTACTCACGTCATTGGAGTCCTTCCATGCCTGGAAAAGCCCGTTGATCATCTCCTTACCTTCTTCAGTCTTATACTGCTCATCAATCCACCTGGCCACCTGGTCCCGTGAAAGCTCAACTAACGCCCTTTGCTCAAAGCACCAATTCTCATAAGCGCAGAATATGATCTCAACAAACGCCTCATCGGTGAACTCGCCGCTCGCGTCATAATAAAGGCTGCGATTGGTAGATACCGATTTAATAAACCGCTTATACCCGGTGTAGCCGAATATCAGCCCTACGTTTTTCCCTTCAATGTTATATGTCATAAGAACCTAATGTCCCTGTTCCGGAGAAATTAAAGTCGAATGTGGCAAAGCCGTCTTCCGCATTCCCGGTGAATGTGGAGTCGTTAAAATATCCAGACCCAAGCTCGCTCACTGCCTCGCCTTCGGTAAGTCCGGCTCCGACATCGGCGAGGTTCACAAACTGGAAGTCCAGTTTCGTATTATCCTTTTGCCAGCCTACAATATCGTCCCAGGTAACCTGGGTGGCCAGGGGATCAATCTGGAAAACGCCCGAACCGGATATTTCAAACGTCGGATCGCTCACAGACGTTTTAATACCGCAACTCGTTTTTTTCGTCGTAATAGAGCTTGACAGTTTGAACTGAACATTGTCAGTACATACAAGCTGCTTAAAGGCCGCGCCGGATCCGTTGGCACGCACTTTAAATACTATGAGATTACCATTTACTTCCATGTTTTACGTTTGTACAACCCTATGCAGGTTGCGGTTAATCAATCTGTGATATTTTGTTACGCCGTCATCCTCCGTTATATCTGTACTTTGAACCGAAACATCTACAACCTGTATTCCCGACTGAACCGGGAGGCCATTAGTTCCCTGACCGGGTTTAAGTAGTTGCAGTATCTCGTCATTGATACTATTAGCCACTCCGTCATCGATTATCGTCGAGTGCCTCGTGACTATTTCGCATATAACGACCGGGTTCGTGACGAATGTGGCCGAATTCCTACGCTCCGTTTCCGACTCCACTCTTAGCACCACATAATTTCCGTCTTCGGTTTCAGGAACGCCAACCCGGTAAACATTGACGGATATATGTCCGCTCAACATCTCATACCAGGCTTTAAGTAACTTGTTCCTTATGTCCCTCATATCGTTATTATATTGGGCCTTGAAATATCGCCAGCAGGAATGACCACGACCTTAGATGCGCTTATCCTCTTTTCGATATTAGCAACCATCTCCGGCCAAACCACATCAAGCTGTTTAAAAAAGAACGGGTGTGGGCTAACGCCATGTTTAAGTATGCTGATCGCTATCGCCCATGCCGCCCTTTGATTCTCGTCTGCCTGCTTTGCCTTGCTTCCGGTACGCCGCCTCGTCTTTACGGAATATGTCCCCGTTATCCCCTTCTTTCTGACCCACTCGGTTAGTAGTCTTATCATTTGGGAAAAATCCCCATTTGATAGTCCTTTAAACTGCTGGGCTATTTCCTCTTCTCCCGGGATCGGCCTGTACTTTCCTTTTGTCCCGAACTCCATGAACGCGGAATAGAAAGCGTTGGAAAAAAGCTCTACGCCCTTATCATCCTTCTGAAAGGTTATCCCCCTTCTCAAGTCGGCATTGTTGGCCGGCGCATCCCTTTGCGCCCCCGCTACGAACTTTCTCGCCATATCGGTCAACTCCTGATCAACAATATCCCGTACGGACTTTGTGGATTCAAAGAACTGTTTTCTGATGCTCCCGGAAAGTGTTACCTTAAACATTGGCCACAATTACCCAATAAAATCTTTTTTCATCGACCCGCTTCATCGAGTTTATTGTCCACTCCCGGCCCATATAGTCAACCTTCCAGTTAACGTTCGGGTACTTATCAAACCTGAACCGAACTAAAAACCTCTTTTGCTCGGTGAATTTCGTCTGCTCCGTTGCCTGTCTGCCTCCGCTTAAGTCAGTGACCTCTGCCCATGCTCCAAAAGTGTCAGATACCGTCTCCACATTTCTTCCGTCAGACGATTGGCTGTTTACATAAGCCACAAGTCTCACCATTTTCCTTTCGCCTATCCCCATGACGGACGTTTTATGTGTTCCCTGATTACCTGGTAGGCCTTGTCCGGCTTTCCCGCTTCCTCATCTCCCCTGTTCTCGTACGCCCAGGCTACATAAGCCTTTATTGCGTCTGTCACCCATTTGGGCGAATTGCCGGAATATCCTACGTTATAGGTAGCCGTCAAAGGAGCGCAGTGTGTAGAGATGAGCTTCGGAAATCTTGTGCCTAGCCAACGGGCATCCGTGATCGCATTGCCATCCAGGTCACTTAGAGATATGTCACTTGTAACAGGCCCCGGAAACTCAAGATACCCCGCCTCACATCTTGCCGATACTTCGATAGTCTTAGGGATTACATGAACCCAGGTTTTAGCCTCTACCCACTGACGGGCTTCGCTTATCATCGCCTCAATCAGGTCATCGTCAAACGTGAAATCGTCGGAGGGACTATCCTCATTAGTAACATACCCCTCGAGTCGTAAGTAGTCCTTCATCTCCTGGAGACCCACCGGCTCTGATACCGGTGGGCTTTCCCCAGAAGTGATTTCTACGTTAATGATCTGATTTATTTTCATCAGTATGATGCGCTGATAGCTGAAGCGTCTGCCAGGAAGTCTCCGTAGATACACCTGTCAGCCCTGTCCATTGCAAACGTGATTCTTTCCTCGATTACCACGGTCACCATGTTTTTGATCGCGTCGTCTTCGTTCTGGTCATAGAACCGAACGGAGAGACCAGCGCGCTGGCCGATCTTACCCTTAGAGAAGTCACCCAGGAAGTATTTCCCGGAAGTCACAGCCGTGTGGGCGATAATCGGCATGCCGTACAGGTTGGGAAGCGTCGCATTGGGCGCGCCCAGGATATACTGACCGGTCGTGTCCTTAGTCAAAAGGAGCTTACCGTAATCAGTAGGGTGCATCAGCACGCCACTACCCGCTACTTTCAGGTTCCGCAAGTGAGTCCATGCGGCTACCAGTACGTCGTAGTTGGTAGTCTTGAGGATTGAGTTTGCCATGCCAGCCGCGCTCGCGCTGAAAGCGGTCGAGTTGAATGTCTGATTCAATCCCTTAAACTCGCCGGCTGAACTGTTGGTGAGCAGAAGGGTGTCCTCTTTTGCAAGAAGTTCCTCAACACCTACGCCGGTGATCTCATCCTGAAGCCAAACAATGTCGGCCAGGTATTCCTCGGGTATCTTGTAGTAGTGAGCGATCTTGGTAATTGGTACGACCGTCTTTACCCAATCGCGGTCTGATTGTGGTTTTGCCGAACCGGCTGAAACTGTGGTGGGGCCACCTTCACCGGCCGAATCGCGAATCACATACACATCTGTTCCTTCTCCCTGCGGAACCACCCTGAACACGTCGCGCACGTGACGCTGTTCGTAAGGGGTCCGGCCCGGTTCAAAGAACATGGCCGGGGCTACAAACCCTTGCGTTCCCGATACCGTGAAATTCGAGGACCCGATATTGCCCACAGTCTTGCGCTGAAAGTTGTCCAGTTCGAACTGTAAGGCTCTGCGGCCTGACTTCGTGTACGATTTCAGGCTGTCTTTGTGCGTCTCCAGGGCTTTTCTCAAAGAACCCTGATAGCTGCCGTCGCCGGGGATAACAATTGTTTTTCCCTTTGCGATCTGCTCGTCAATCCATTTCTGATTGGCTTCATCAGCCTTTTCCTTTTCGATCTTCCATTGTTTGAGGCCCTTTACGTCCTCATTTTCGCTCATCATTGCCTTGAGAGCGTCCGCGGTCTTTACACCAAATGCCTTTTCCACTTCGGCGATAACCAAAGTGTTCATCTCTTTTTTGATCTCGGACTTGGCTTTCTCTGTTGCGGTTTTTTCAACTTGCTCTTGCAAGTTTTGAAGCTGCTGCTCCAATGTCTCTGCCATCTTGTTGCCGTTTTAAATTGTTAATGAATCGATTGATCACTAACAACTTTTCATCATTTTCCGGCTCGACTGCCTGGGAGGCGGGTAGAGTGGTGAGAGAGTAAAGTTGTGATAGTTTTTCCGTTATTTGGGCCATCTTCATTTCGATGAGTTCAAATGTCTCATCGGTAAGATGCCCCTGCCTAAATAACTTAGTAAAATTACTAAGTTCCTTGACGGTGTCAAAAAAATTTTTTTCCGCTTCCTCTTTGGTCATGGATTTTCCCACAGATAGAGTCGGCGTATTGGGATTTGCTCCCCACAAAACGGCGGAGCCTTCATATAACAAAACTTCTTTAATCAACCGGTATTCATCAGCCGTTCCGGCGTTCACAGGTTCTGACTTGATTAACCGGAATCCTATTGAGTGCTGATTGATTACCCCGCTTTTGTACATTTCCAGCGTATCATTTCCCCAGGCGGTTTTTTGTACGGGAGTCACAAACACGAGCTTATTGTTTTCCGTATAAATCTCGGTAGGCTTACCCAGGGCGTTCTTGAGCGAAGGATTATGATCAGTGAGATGCCATATAAGATTTGCTCCTTTCGGGCCTCTTTCCCTGACAGTTTTCTCGTAAGCGCCTGGCGAGATCACGTCGCCATCCAAGTCTTTATTCCCCATTTCGGAGACGGCCACTTTCACCGTCCGCGAGTCAATATCGGCAACGCTGCCCGTTATGGTTTTTATTTCGTACATAGAATTGAATTATATGGTTATCACTTCTCTGGGTCTCATCGGATGAACAATTACCGTCGATCTCCTTTTAGGAATAAGATTTCCATCCTTATCCCGTTTATAGGAATAGCTCACGGCGCACCTGCAATTGATCGTGGATTCCGCTTTCGCCCTCGGGTCGCCGGGGAAATCCAGGTGGTCTCCATTGCGAGGGTCGATAAAAAAAGCATCCTCATCAACTACAGTTCCGTTTAAGTCCCAGTGATCCGCATGATCTTTGGCGTGCCTGCCCCTTGTTCTGAAATCCTCTACGGCTATCCATTCCTTCACCTGCTGCCACTCGCTGGTAGCGTTCTGCGCTTTGGCCCCCGTATTGGCCGCCCGATTCACCTCGGTTCTCGCTATCCTTGCCGCTTGGTACTTCTCAAAGGGCCAGTTTTCCAGTTCGTCAATCATCTGATCCGTCGAAAGCCCTCTTTGCTGCATGTCATCCAGCGCGGCTAAAAGCGCGTCCCTCGTCGTCTCGTTGATCTGTATGGTTACCTTATCCAGTAAGAACTTATTCAGGAAGTCGGTTATAAAAGCAATCCACTGCTCGTTATACCCGAACCCCTTCAAAGTTACTAAACTTTTTAGTCTTGAATAGTTAAGTCTTGCGTGGCGGGACCCGACCTCCACATACAGTTCTCGGATTATCTTGGTAAGTTGTGGATTGGAGATGTCTTTAGCGAGAAACGCCCTGGCCTCATGAATAGAGTCTTTGAGCCTGTCAGATACTTCGGCTGTCTTGGAGTGGATAGCTTTCCTTATTCTGGGGTAGTAATAATCCTCCAGCTTCCTATTGATCCTCGAATACTCCGTTATGAACTCCTCCCTTGTCATGACAGTTTTCACATATTATCACTTCGGTCTCCCTTCTTTGTTTCAGCACGTAGAAAACCAGCCTGTAAAACGAATACACTTCTCTCCCGCAGATATTACAATCTTTCACACCAGTTTCATGCTCGAACTCATACGTGATTAGCGTCGTACAGCTTTTTGGCTAGCTGTTCACGAAGATATTGCCTTTTTTGCCGCTCGTAGCGGCACTTAGCCTCCTTAGGGTCGTAGGGGTATTTCTCCTCTACCTGACGCTTAATTTCCGGCCTGTCCTTGTAAATTCGTTTGAGCGTCATTTAAAGCTTGATCTACCTGGTTCATAGAATAATCACTTAGCGGCATCCTTCCCATTGACATTACCCACGGCTCTGACATCTGCGGGTCAGGGAGTGCGGCAAGCCCGGCCAGTTCCCTTTGTTCATTCGGGCTGATGGCGATGATCTTGCTTGACCACTCGGCGACATCCTTTGCGTCACTGGAAAGCTCCGAATATACGGTCATGTCGAAGTCATACACCCAATTAGGCTTAAAGCCCCAATCCTTCTTAGCCTTTCGGTTGAAAGCGTCCTTGTGGGCGCAAAGGTGCGGAAGTACGCAACGGGACGTAAGAGCCTTCTCGCCCTCCTTCTGATTATTGAAGGTCTTATTCTCCGGGTCGTTGAGAAGTTGAGAAGGTAGCCCCCCGAATACGTTGCAGATGAACCGTAAGTCCTGGATATTAGACGCAATCATCTCCATCTCCTGATTAGTCAGTCCGACGGGAAGCCAACCCATATCATAAGCTCCTAGCCCTATTCTTCCAGTGTTAGCTGATCCCGTCCATTCGTTTATCATCGTTTCTTTCAACCGGGAGACCTCGCCCAAAAGATCATCCGCTTCCACCTGACCCGGTTGGGCTTTCATGTGAAGTATTCCGCTGATGCCCCTGTTTTCATACATTGCCGCTTCGGAATCGGTCAGTGAGTTATTTTTCTTCAATCTACGTAATGCAGCCTTTAGCGGGGCCTGCCCGTAAAGATGCGAGCCGCTATGACCCCACTCGGGATTGAAGAACTTCTCATGAAGGACTTCCTCCGGCGACCATTTAACCGACCAGTTTGAAAGAATGTAGGAATTGATAGTTGCGGGAAATGAATCAACCGCATCAATGGAGACGTGTTGCGCCGGAGGCACCTGAAGCGAATCGGGAACCGAAGCGTTGGCCCCGGCTCCTAGTGGAGTTGCTTTGGTGTAAGCGTTTCCGGTGATGAGTTTATAGGTTATAACGGCCTCGATGTAATCGGAATAGCTCATCTGTTCGTTGGGGTTCATTAAAAGCTCTCCCCACTTGCCTGTATTGGTGACAGGCTTGAGTGCCTTTTGCTGAAGTTTCACCGCCTTTGAGTAGTCTGTTAGTTGCCATGCTGGCCTTTTCATCAGAACGGATAACTGCTTATACGCCTGCTCATCTTCCACGGTATAGATGCCAAAGGGGGCTATCCTGCACTTATCCGTAATAAGTCTGATCGCTGAATATACGAGATCGTTATAAGAGTAGCCTTTGTCAATATAGGTCTGCTGCCTCGTGTCGTAACTTAGCACCCGATTGCCCATGAAGGCAAACGCAGATGGCAGATTAGCCGCCTTGACCCTTCTTTTTAACAGACTTTCCCGCATTTATTACGTTTGTCAAATTTACAATAATTTCCTCGCAAGACTTTGCTATAATTTCCGACAGGTTAGATAGCAGTGTGAATAACCACTCAAACAGGTATGCCATCACTAAGGGTAGATAGATGATCTTTCTCATATTCTCGTTGCCGTTATTACGAATTTAGGCTTCAGTTCAAAATACTCCCTCATCAGGATAGCGTCCCAAAAGTCGGGGCTTCTGCCTATCCTTTCCTTTACCTGCTCCTTTGGGATAAGGGCTTTTTTCATATCGCTATCCATCGTCTTTTGCTTCACCTGCTCAAGCTCCTCAATGATGAGCGGCTTCATCCAGTCCTCGCACTCAAGATATATTCCATTGGCGTTTATCCGTTCGGCCATCCGGTAGCCGCACTGTGATTTAAGGTTGTTAAAATTCTCCTTCACGGGCTTTCCGTCAGGCCCGACAGGCTTCTTTGGGTCGGGTAGAGGAGTTGACCCATTGACAAACCCCTTAAACCCGCCGAAATCCTCTATACCCGAACCAATGCCGTCGGAATCTACAAGTACGTCGCTTTTACCAAGTCCGTTTCTTATCCTTGCCGCCTCGATGTTTGTCGCGGTAACCGTTAACTTCTCCTTGTCGTAGGCGGAAACCTTCCCGTAAAATCCAAACCACTCAATAATGACTATCCTGTCTCCTCCAAGCCTGGCTATATCCGCCGTTATACATTTTCTGCCCTCTTTTTTAATGTGCGTGTTCGTAAACACCTCGCACGCCTTCTCATAGTCTATGAGCGTCGCCGGGTCATCATCATATTCCCAATTCCCATAAAGCAGCCTCTCTCTTTCCGCCTTGGTTAGCGTTCGCTCCAGTTGCTCGATATATCCCCCCGGAAGCATCTTGTTATCTGTAGGGAGTGCCTGGATAAACCGCTTATGTCCGTCAAGTTTTCCCTCCTTCCATGGCTTATAATAGTCACGGTACAGGAAGTTCTTTGACGGATTAGCCGTCTGAAGGAACTTTGGTACTAATCTGTAAGTATCGTTTTTCCACCTGCCTATTGAAGCCTGGAGGGCGTTTTTTGCTGCCTCATGCCACTCCCCCGTTTCCTCGCCCCATCCCCTTGTAAACTGCATCGACCCGAATCTCATATAGAGAGGATCCGACGGCATATAAGCTACGTCGATCAGGTAAACCCTCGATTTGTTATAAAGCTCGTAAAAGTTGTACTGCCCATTGAACTTTGAATAACCCGTTAAGCTAATGCCCCAATCCTGAAAGCACTCGTTAATCGATGGTAGCGTGAAACGCATAAGGTCGGATAATCTGTTTCTGGCTATGAAGTAATACGTTTCTGGATAGGTTAGCGCGTCACCGAATATCAGCTTACATCCCGTGAATGACTTCGCTCCACCCTTCGCGCCGCCATAAACAATATCCGTCGCCGAGTTGTCCACCCAGGCCCTGCAACATTCTTTTTGCTTTTCATTACCTCTTGTGTCAAACTCAAGAATCACGTAAGTCGAATGTTTTAAACTCCTCCATGGAGGGAAATCTTTCCCCAGTCTTTTTCATGATACAGTACACATTCCAGCCGTCGTGGAAGTTCCCGAGGGCAGGATGTTCGTCCAACATCTTAATATCAATATCCGAATAATGCGACATCTGCTCCCAAAATGTCTTGGTATAGTAAACGCCGCAGTGACCGGGCCAGTTCCTTGTCTTTGGATTGGCACATATGATCGTCCCGCCTGTTTTACAAAGCTCAAATATATTCTTGTGGCATTGATACATTCGCTGCATGTCAAACTCGCCGACATTACAGCAATGCTCCGATGACCCGAAATTAGTCACCAGGTCGAACTGTCCCAGATAGAAGGGCTTGGTAAAGTCGAGTTGTAAAGCCCCGTTTTTCCCGTTCAGGTCTATGCAGACATACGAGATACTTCTTCTCTTGTACCACTCGCTCATGTACTCCCATGGCTTTGGCCGGGAATAGTTGATCTGATCGCCGAGTTCGACAACCCAACTTACGCCATCAATATGTTTTTCCAGTAATTCTATGTCGAACGCCGTTACTCCCATAGTTATATGCTTAACATTGATCCCGTATTGCGTTTAATGTATATCAAATTTTCCGCATTGTAGGAAAGAACCCTGTACCCTTTCATTATCCTGTCAAACTCTGCCCTGTGCTTCCCGTTCCACTCGATTATGGCCATTCTAATACCCAGGTCGATTAATGGGATGAATGTCAATACCTCAAGCTCCATCCCCTCTATGTCTATCGAAAGCAGATCAATCTTTTTTATGCCGGAACGGCTGATGATCGTAGGAATATCCATCATCTCAACCTCTACAGGTTCAAATTCTACTCCCGGCCATCGGCTACTCTCCTCGACCTTTGTGCTGGAAACGAGCGCGACATCATTACAGTTTATCAGGCTTCCAGACTGATTAAGTACGATTCTCCCATTAACCGGACCCGCCGCCGCGTGGATATTCACGTCATCCGGCCTGTTTATGACAAGCCTCTCGTAAGCCTTTGGGCTTGCCTCCACATTAACGCCCCTCCATCCATTGATATATAGGGCATGGGTATTGCTAAACGTTACTCCGTCATTAGCCCCTATATCCAGATAGGTTCCTAATCCAGTGAAATAGTCTGCGATAATCTTTTCTTCTTCATTCTGCGAGTACATTACACCCCCTTGTTTATGATTGAGCAATCGGGAAAGTCCTTTAGCCTATCCCCGTAACAAAAGCCATCGCCATATTCCTTTAGCTCTATTCCCGCCTTCCACAAGAGCAGGGAAAGAACAGCCTGGTCGTGTCTGTGGGGGCTTTTCAGTCCGTCATCATTAAAGCTGCCGATCTGCCCCTGTCTTACCCATTCATTAAAAACCTCCACGGTTATGGTATGGTCAAAATCGAAATAAACGCAACAGGCCATGATCTGTCTAACCCCTTCAATATCCCTGATCGATTCCACGCCGCAGTTGGTTACCGCCCGAAAGTTTATCCACCTGTCAAGGGGATGACCCTCATTGTTCCACGCTGTTATGGGGCCTTCCAGCTTAGGAACCTTTAGCATCCTACATGTTGAATCCATCCATAGTATCTTCTTATGTCCGGCCTCTACCGCCTCCCTTATGAGCATAGGCTTAAACTGGTATGGCTTCTGCGAGTGAACGTCGCAATCTTTCGGCCACCTGCCCGTAATGATTTCAACGCCCCTGAATTCCTTACAATAGCCGTCAGCCGCCATCAGGTAATAAGGCCCATTGAACCCCGCGTTCATGCAGGATTCGATCATTCGCAATTGTGCGCCCCGATATTCCTCTCTGCCCTTTGAGGCGAATGAAACGACTGTCATAGTTTATGTATCCCTGTTCTAAAGTCGTAATGATAAAGATCCTTGTCTATGAATACTTCGGTCTGTATAAGCCCCGAATCGTTGATCAACTTACTCCACGCGTAATCCTCGCCATAGCTGACTTCCGGGAACCTGAATTGCGAAGCGATCTCCCTTTTGATAGGGCAGATGTGATTGTGCCAGCGAAGGATCTTCCCGTCCTGCACTCCGTAAGGATGCCCCTTTCGTATCTCAAAGTCTACCCTTCTCTGTCCGTTGGTGGTCATGTAACCCCTGAACCCTACCGCATCGGGACCCTGGTCAATCGCCTCCATGATGGAAGAAATGTAATCCTGGGCTATCTTGTCATCGTCATCTATAAACACTACGTATTCACCCTTTGCCTGGGCGATAAGATCGTTTCTTTTTGTGCCGACAGGCTTTTCGGGGCTTGCGTCGCAAAGCACCTCAATCCCATCATAAGGAAGTATCTGGGCAAAAAGCTCCGTTTTGAGTCGTCCCAAATGGGCCACCCTGGACGGTATTGAGCATATAAGGACTGATAGTTTCACGGAAACCCCGCCTCCTTGCGCGCTCTGTAGTTGGCAGAATCAGCCGCCCATGTCTCCCTTTCCAATTTGTACTGATCGTCCGAAACGGGGAATCCTGCAGCCGGGTGTTCATGGTAGAATATGGGAATTTCAACCTCTTTTAGCCTGCCTCTTCTCCTTGCTACCTCGGTCGCCTCGTTATCGCAGTGCGTCCGCTTGTAGGACGGATGATAGATATACCCGTCCCGCTTATAGTAGTCGGCTCCCATTATTGAGACAATGGAAATCCTTTCGTTTCTATGTAGCCGTGCCTGGTTATCCGCAAACGGTTCCGGAAACAGGCAGAAGTCATCCGGCCCGCAATGCTGCCTGATTATATCGTCAAATCCCGGGGCGGTGAATATAATGTCGTCAGAAGTATTGACAAGGATGTCGAATTTCATGCCTACCGGACCCCTGTTGATAGCGTCTATTTTGTCATTTGAGTAGCCAATGACCGAAGACGCTACAATGTCCTTATTGGTCAGGTATTGGTACAATTTCGCGTCATCCTGATCCAGCACCAAACGTATAAGATAGTTGCCGCGAGCGTTATCCCGGATGCTTCTTATAGCCCTCGCGCACCTTTCCGGGCGGCTGCGGCTGGCAAGATTGAATAAGATGAATCTACTTTCCATAACTCCTCCTTGGGCTGTTTACTAGCGCAACAGGAACCCATGTATAACCCAGCCTATCTGTAACGGCCTTAATCCAATCATAATCACCGCTCTCTCTAGCCGTCACATCAGCCAGGTGCTTGTGCTTTGCATGAAGGATCATACAGGGAAGCCCTATATGACCTCGCTCGATGACGTTAACCGACGGCTTCAGCCTGCCCCCTCTTAGCATCTGACATATTACAGGTTTATCTTCCGACAAAAAGGGCGCAATCCGCTCTAACGCGCCGGGAATAAGCGTATCGTCGTCATCCAGGAAAAAGAAATAATCTTGAGCTTTGTCTTTTAGGGCATTGCACATCAAATTATACTCGAAATCTTTTCCCTTACCGGTCCCGTCCATAATGATAGTCGATTTTGGGAAATCGTCAGCCGCCACGGAAGCGAGGCAGAAGTCCAGGCATGCAGGCCGGTGGGTTCGTATGAGTATATTAACTTTCAAACGGGCTTTTGTTTGGGAATCGGTCAGATAGCCATTTTCTCATGGCGACACTAAAGGCGTTCGCCCCCAGGCTCATGAATGAGCGGTTTTCGCAGTACTTATCTATCGACTCATATGGCATGAATCCGGGAATCTTACAGTCGTCCATCTGAACGCCGCCTACTTTATTGTGATTGCAGTAAACAGACTTGAATACTAGTTCCTGGCTCCAATCATAGCAGGTCGGTATTTTATTGGACTCAATCCACATCGGAACATGAATATCATAAAACATCCCGTCGGGGAATAATTTGTATGTCCTTTCACACATCTGTCCGTAATGATCGGGCGAGCATTTAGCGAACAGTGGCCGGGAATAGTAGTAATCAATCGGGTCGGTCCGCAGTATGAAATGATCATCATTGGCGAACAGGAAGAGGGGAACAACTTTTCCCGCCTCAACGACCTTTTCGTATATATCCACCTCTTTCAGCCTTGCCTTTTCTTTTGGAATATGATGCCCGGTAAACCAGTCGGGTTTGTGCCCAACGACCATAACAGATTGGATAGGGAGAAAAGCGCAGAACGACCGTATCGAATATCTTAGTTCGATACAGTCGTCGAATGACTCTATAAGTGGGTAAACCAGGTTCATTTTACAACAGTTCCAATGATCTGCTTTACATCGATGCCGCCGGAAAGCTCCGTTTCAGTCCGATCCTTCCAGCCCATATTCTTCAACACAAATATTGACCCTGCCACGTTTTGACCATGGAGGTTTTCCTCGTATTGGTTTTCAATTCTAAGCAGGGCCCTATTTATTATGTAAGAAAACCGATCATTTTTTTTGTAATCGTACATAGACTGGCGGGATTCGAATCCTAAAGCGATAGCAAGGCCGGTGACCGTCTTCTTTCCCTCTCCGGAAAAATAGATGTCAATATCGGCCTGCATTTTTGCGGGGTCGTCATATATAGCTGGTCGGCCATTCATAGCCCAAAATTACTAAGTATTTTCGCATCAAAATACTAAATTTTTAATCCGGTTTGAATGTATGCGCGAAGGCGCGTAGCAAGGAAAACATAGACACCGCCAGATGTTGATTTTTGACCTAACGCATGTGCGACCTGGGTTGTACTTACTTTATTGTTGGCCCAGGCGACGGCAAGCTCGATTTCCTCTTTTGGAAAGTCCGTATTTCTAGCCTTGGTTTTTACTGCTTTTGCTTTTTCGAGTAATGTTGCCATAGTATTTATAGATAAGTTCCTGTCCGGTGAGGGCGAAATACAAGTTTTGAAGCTGATGCAGGTATTCAATCTCATGAAATGCGTTTAGTCTTTGCTTCCATTTACCATTAAAAACATTAGGTGATTATATACTTATTGATCCCAACTATGGGGTTTTTACGATTTAAAACGGATCAATGCCATATTCCATGCACTTATCTATGATTTCATCCACTGTCATTTTCTCCGAAAGCTGATTTCTCAACTCGTTAGTATATTCTTCGCCAGCTTGCAGCCAAATGGGTGCATGGACTTTATACAAGGCATAATACCTAAGATATTTATCTCCCTCTTTATCTGGCTCCCGATCAGCTACGATGTCTTCACATCGTTTAAAATATAGGTGACTATGTACTTATTGATCCTGTCAATATATTACTCATCATAAGGATCGTAGCCAAATTCTAACAAGTTTTCTATAAGGGGAGACAATATGATAAAAACTTTGTCGCCATTGCCTTCTGCTATCCTTATGTCGAACGCCTTACAAATTTCTTCTTTGGTATTACATATAATTCTCCCTTTTACCTCTTTAATATCACTTTCATTGCAGTTGTAGTTTAAATAAAGTGAATTACAGTGCCATATAGTTCTATCGTTAGCGTTCGCCCAATACTTATTATAAACAAATGGGTATTCTCGTTCTTTGTCAAATGGGAGCCATAATTTTTCACTCTCAATCCCGCCGAACAACTCTGTTTGCCTACTTTCCATTTTTATGTTTTTGTTATAAATAATACGGGTTATGAACTTGTGTATAAGCAATTCCACATTTTGAACAAGTGCATTCTCCCATTGTGCTGCCCTTCCCTTCGTGCCAATCGTTAACTTGTTGCTCAGTGGTTAGCCCGTCAAGTATTTTTCGGTATTCACTTTCTTTAAAAGTTTCTCCGTTCCAAAATGTAATTAATCCTTCCCCGTCCCATTGATGTTCACAGCCTGAATCATCTTGACAACCTGTTATAAAGGCCATTCCGCCACCGGGTAATTGTATGTACTTTTCCATAATCGTAAGTTTACGTTTTTAGGATCAATAAGTATATAGTCACCAAACATTATAACCTTTTTCCGTGTTTCCTTTTTGCAGGAAAATAACTCCACGACTATCAGCAAATCCTTGCCAAAAAATATCCCATTCTAGCCCGCATTTTTCTAATATCTCGGGCGAAAGAGGAATGGGATATATATTTTCACGTTCTCCTGATGGAGAAAAACAATCAAATTCTTCCACTGTAATTTGCCCTATTCTATCAAGATTTGTAGCACCAGAATCGAAGGAAACCCAATTTCCGACTCTCAATTCGTTTATTCGTATCATGGTTCAATGTTTTTACTGTCAATGGATTTTGCGTCAATGGCCAGGCCAATTTCAATAAGGCCGAATAGGTCTAAGTGTTCATGAGTTTGATTGTTGATCTTTTTCAATTAATTCAAGCCACTTTTTTGCTGTTTCAAATGCCATTAAACGGAGATTGCTTTTTAGCGAACCGTCATTGGGGAACTCGTTAGGATTGTTCCAGAAATCTGTTTCCCATTCCGACAATGTCCTATCATGGCAACCCATTTTAATTCTCCTTTCGTCTGCTTCGGTTATGTATGGGATCACGATATATTTGTATATCCCGGTAAAGACGACAGCCTGTTTAATTTTCACTCCCCGCAAGTTTGCTCCCTGCAAGTATGCTCCCTGCAAGTATGCTCCCCGCAAGTATGCTTCCCGCAAGTTTGCTTCCCGCAAGTTTGCTCCCTGCAAGTCTGCTCCCCGCAAGTTTGCTCCCCGCAAGTTTGCTTCCCGCAAGTCTGCTCCCTGCAAGTCTGCTCCCCGCAAGTTTGCTTCCCGCAAGTCTGCTCCCTGCAAGTATGCTCCCTGCAAGTATGCTCCCTGCAAGTTTGCTCCCTGCAAGTCTGCTCCCTGCAAGTCTGCTCCCTGCAAGTATGCTCCCCGCAAGTTTGCTTCCCGCAAGTCTGCTCCCTGCAAGTTTGCTTCCCGCAAGTCTGCTCCCTGCAAGTCTGCTCCCCGCAAGTTTGCTTCCCGCAAGTATGCTCCCTGCTTAACGGCCTCCATTACCGCTTCCTTCATTGAATTATCTTCTTTTTCATATTCAAAAAGAATAGAATCCGTCCATCTGTTTTCGATTTTAATTTTTATATTAGTCATGGTACTAATGTTTTGTTTCGTTTGGTATTACTACCTGGATCGCGTATCTCTTGATAGGCAACATATCAGCGTAGAATAGCTTTGAAGTGATGACCCCGCAAGTAATTGGCAGATAACTTTTATTAACTGCCACATTTCCGAAATAAACCATACCTGACGAGCGCACAACATACCCGGTTTTCCACTCAAAGGCGGTATCGTTTACGACTTCGAGAAAATAACATCGAACTGTATCAACCGTCTTATGTTCGCATAAGTCAATAGAATCTAGCGGCATTATGCGTATCAGCGTGGTCTGTAAGGGCCCATTAATTATTTTAAATGGTTGAGTGCCTTTAGGTGTACTAATGGTTTGGGGTGCGCATCGAATCGATAATGCGATAAATAACAGTAGGGTTATTCTTTTCATGCTTTTTCAGTTTTATAGTTTATAACGTCAAGCCATCCGGATATTTGGTTGTCAATGCCCGATAGTCCTTAGCCGCTTTTTTACCACAGGAAGGACACTCCATACTACTATAATAGTGTTATATTCATTGGTTATTGTTTTCCGATGTTTCACTTTCGGACAGCTTCTTTATCAAAGCATCGGCGCACTGAACCGATATTTCAGCGACCTTATCGGCGAAATCGTCATCCCAATTCTCCAGGCTGGATAGTATCCCCTGCATGGCTGCCACTGCTATCATGTCCCTGTTCACACTTACAATTTGATTCATATTTAGAAGGCGACTATATACTTATTGACCCCAACTATGGGGTTTTTACTATTACGCCCATCTTTCAGCATCAATTGACGGGTTGTATTTTCTTTTAATCAATCCTTGATTTTTTAATGCTTCAAACGACTTAGCTTTAATTGATTCGCTATCGCCATTTTCAAAACAAACATCATACTGAACTTTATCCCCAGTTTGTGTCACCTGAATTTCTGCACCATCAAGCGTCCAACCGAGTAACTTATTCTGAAATTCGGTTAACTTAAACTTTTTCATTGTTTTACTCATTTGGGGTTAATAGGTATATAGTTACCATTTAGAATTTACTTTGAAACAATTGAGGCAAATCCACCCACCGGCAGGAAAGCCTGTTACTATCTTAGCCACCCTAAGCTTGACGCAGGATTGCTTGCAAGGCGCAGAGGCGCAAAAAGCCTGGCTCATCTCGCACCATTTCATACCGGCATCTTCGCTTATTGGCATAATCCATGGCTTACAAAAACGAATTGTTAAAAGAGCGGCCCATCTGACTTGTCGGGAAAACCCAGTTAATACGACCGGGCCGCCCCCTGCGGCAGATTAGAGTGGTTCGCAGCTACCCACTATGTCACGAATCGATTTCAAACCCTACTCAATCGTTTGTTTTTTTACGATCTCTGAAAACGCGTGCAATCCGCTATCGTCGGCAAAAAGGGCTAATCCTCCGCACCTGTGGCAGTCCTGGAGCCTTTCCAGTTGTTCTGACGAGAAAACATCGCCCTCCGCCTTAACTTCGCACAGTACAACTTTCCCGTTCCGGTCATACCCCTGAATATCGGGCCAGCCCTTTTCGACGTGGTTGCGCCGGTTCCGGTATGCGGACACGTTGTGAACCCTCCTTACCCGGCATCCCTTTGCCGTCAGTTCGGCAATGGCTTGTTTGGTTATCTGTTGAGCCGTCATATCGTTTCAAGTAAGTATTTTGCCCTGCAATAGCGGATTCGATCCTTCCTGCTTTCCCAAACAGCCGATTCGCGCCACAGCCTATTTTTGTGATCAAATGGTAAGGATTCGATTGGCGCCAGGCTTTTGTCATTCACGCAGATCCGGTAAGCCTCATTGCAAACCGAAACGATGCAGGCGAACTTCTTGATGGCTCCCAGCGCAGCCGTCTTATCCTTAGCGTACATCCCTACCATGCTTAAAATCCCATCATTAAATTCCATAGATGAATTCCCTGTTTTGGTTTTCGGTAAAGTATTGATTAAGTGCTTTTTGCTTTGATTTCATTACTTCGGAATCAGTCTCCGACTTGCCAAATTTCTCCAAGTAGTTGAGCGGAATACGTGCGTCACAGATCAGCCTGTCATAGCAGTGCGGATGAAAGTAATCGCTTGAAACTCCACGCTTAAACGAATTAAAACACTTGTTCACTTCCTTTCGCCAGTCCTCCGGCGTTAGTGGGTAATCCCTGTCGGTCATCCGGGTATTAACCGGGACTAGGCCGGTTTCCAGGTAGTTCTGATTCTCCTGGCTTTGGGCAATGTACTTGTTTGCCCACGCAATGATTGTCTGCGGATCAGCCGAATAGAACTTTCCGAACTCGCCGGCTATTCCCTTTTCCACCGCTTTAAAAAAATCGTCCTGGGTCATCCTGTTTCGGATGTTCTTAAGCACAAGCCTCTCGGTCTCCGGAGAAACTTCCTTGAATTGCCGTATCAGATCAAAAGCGGGTGATGTTACCATGTTGCTGTTTTTGCCATTTCACGTAATTCGTCGATAGAATAAACCTTGGCCTGTGGCCTGACACGGTCTGGGTATTTCCGCTTCAAGTTCGAAAAGTGCCGTTTGTAGTCTTTCGGGTTTTTCTCGTACTCCCCTATCTGCTCCAGGATGCGATTGAACTGCGAAAGCTCCTCATGGCTGGCTTTATTCGCGTTCATCCATCGATCGTCCCTTGAAGCGATCTCGGCGCAATGCTCGATCGAGAAAGAAAGGTTTTCAGACTTTCCAAAGAAAGAATCTTTAGTTTCATTTACACTTTCATTTTCATTTTCTAAAAGGCTTTCTCTTGGGTTATGGTTTGGGTTATGGTTTGGGTTAAGGGTTGGGTTAAGGGTTGGGTTTTGTTTAATCTTTGGACGACCTCCCTTCATCCCGTTTACCCTTTGTCTTTCGCTAAATTCCTTGCGTTTTACGATTTCCTTTTCAAGCCTCTCATTGTAATACCTGCCATCGCCGTCTACCAAGAACTTCTCCCGGAGGACTGTAACCCAAAGTCCCTGGTCTTGTCCGAGCAACGTCCTTATTTGAGTTTCGGTGAGATGGCCACTATTAAACTGGGCTGCAAGTAAATCCATGTATGCTCCTTTAGCCTGGCGGCTCATCGTCATTGTGCCGCCATTCCAATCATTCCAATACCATAACGTAGCCGGATCCTTCGCCATAAAAACAGAGTCTTTCAGATTTTAAAAACTTGGGGAGACGGGAACGTCCCCCCGCTTTCTATTAACCATAGCAATCAACGTTTTTGAAAGGGGCCGCCTCACTATCCATTCGCGACCCCTTGTACCAACCAATCATGAACCTATCAACCAATCCTGCTTGAACACATTGAAATAGCCTTTCTTAACCTTTTCCTTCCGGGCTTTTATCTTCAACTCGGAAGTCTTTACTATCGGCCTTCTCTCTGGTTTGGGCCTTTTCCAGATTACTCTTTTCATAATTCAGCGTCGTTAAAAGGTAACTGGGGAAATTGCGAAATCTTTATCGGTCTCTCCTTTAATGGTATTTTTTCCCTTAAGCCCCTAACGTATCGAGAAAACCCTTCGATAGTTTTCTGATTAGTGATAATATGGTTGCAATTAGAACCGTGGCCTCTGCCAATCTTTTTATACCCCTCGGCGAATCCATCGTTGTTCATATAGACCATATACCCATTTGATTCGCCCAAAAATTCCATGTCATGATTTTCCATACATCTGCGCTTTATGATTACTGATTACCGTCCTCATCTGTTCAGCCTGATGCGTGCAGCAACGGTTGACACGCTCGCTCCAGGTAAGCAGGTATTTGTAATCCTTACACATTGATTCAATGTACTTGTTAAGCGTGCTGACCGGAAGGTATGCAGTAATATTTAGAGCCTTTACGATCTCGCTATTCAGTAGCGTGTTATAATGAAATTCCGCATCAGCGTGAAGCTTGCCCGATCTCGCCATATACGCCTGAAGATCGTCGAGCCTGTTTATACATGCGGAGGGATTGTCGGATTGATACCTGGCATCCAGATATAGCTGAATCTCCGTCAATTCCTTTTCAATCTGATCAACAGGGGTGATATTGGAGGCGATAAACATTAGAATGGCAGATCGTCTTTCTTGTTTTCAAATGTATTGACTGAAATATACATGCCGTTTTTGCCCTCAAGCAAATCGAGCTTGATCTGCTTTTTGTCGTTATAATCTTTCAGGTATTCCGGGTTGGCTTTAATCCACTCAAAAAGCTCTGCAGGCGTGATTACCAATGACCCTTTAACCCAGTTCGGCGCACCCGATCTCGGGCTAAAAACTCTTATTCCGCTTGGAAATACTTTGTCTGCCATGCTTTTATTTTAACGTGATTACTACATTTGTTATGGATGATCTGGCCGGAGGATATACAGTTTTCGTCTCCCCCGTTTCGGGATTAGTGAGGACAAGTCCCTCGCCGGGAGCCGCCTTTAATAGCGTCTCACGCGCCTTTATTTTGCTCTCGGTATCCTCGAGGAGTTCATTAAGCTTGGCCAGTACGTCATCCTCGCATTTAGAAAAATCGTACTTAACCCCGGTTTCCTTGATCTCTACTTTCGCGTTTCCGAACTCAAAAGACTTTTGCCCATATTTTTCAGCCCGCTCCAATACAGCCGATTTATAGCGGGAATTGGCGTTCAGGTTTTTTATAACATCTTCCATCATTTTTACCTGGAGATGTACCTTTAATGGGTCAACATCGCCGGATTCAATTGACTGAACAACCCTGGCCACAAAATCTTTCCTCTGCTCCTTATTCGTCTCAAATAAGGCAAGTATGGACGTGGTTGATAATTCAAGATTTTCCATTCATCGTTGATTTAATAAGTGAAAGTTGAGTAGGGTCGAGCGAGTAATTACTGATCACCTTTTCGGCAATTCCTTCCTCGCCCGCCTTGATTCGCTCCATAGCCTTTTTAAAAGCCCCGTTTGTAATTAGCGGCTTATCGCCTAATTCCTTGTGGTTATATAAAGAGGCTTTCGGAGCTAGACCCTTGAATATGTCCATTCCGATTCCCAGGTAAGAGCCAATCTTTGTCAGCGCATCGGTGCAGGCCCCTTTGTAGGCGTCGCCACGGTCGGCGTTATCATTGCCGCCAAAAATGTCTATAATGCAGATACCGTATTCCCGGGCATCAAATCTCGATTTAACCACTACCCATTTATCGGTAGTTTCAACCACTTCGTTTTTTACCTCCCATCCGCCCACGCCGAATACATCGTTTAGTCTTTCGACGACATAGATCGCTTTAATGGTGGACAGGTATTTTTTTGTCGGATGCGGACTGATCGCTTCGACTGGAAGCGGATCCTTGAGTAGTTTAATCTGTTCGGGCGAAAGTGTTTTCATGGTTTCAGCATTGGGTGTAAGTAAAGGGATTGAATAACGGAGTCGAACTTCTCAAGCCAAATGGATTCCACGCAGGAGTGCATTGTATTGACGGCTTTCGAAATATACGCTTCGGCATTAATCGAATTGGAAATGCTTTTATTGCTAACGTATGTCGCAATACCCGGGAGAATGGTCATTTCAACTAGCGTGTCCTCGTCCAGGACAGCGACCCATTCACGCTCGTCTTTTGAGACGTAGAAGGATGGAATGAGAACTTCGACCGTTTCAATTTTTTCGATTTGGGTTTTTGTACTGATTTCTATTGTCATAATTGATAGATTTAAGGTGTTGCAGTTAAAAGGCTCTGAAACTTTTCGATTCCGTAGGCGTTATCTTTTTTCAGCAGCTTCAGCAAGTCTTTAGCCTTCATCGGAGATTGTTCTATTACCC